CAAATTAATCGAAGTAGGACTATTTGAATACCAAAAAGGAAAAAAAGGTAGTCCAAACAAATATAAAATTTGTACTGTCAATTTTGAAAGTACAAATAGTAGTAAAAACCGTAGTATAAATAGTAGTAAAAAGCGGAGTTAATACCGTAGACATAAATAGAATAAGACAAGACAAAGACAATATAAAAAAAATAAAAAAAGAAAAGTCGACAGAATTGGATGGAGTATTAGAAGAGAAAATACAAGACGAAGAAATAAAAATTGCTTTCTGTGATTTTATAAAAATGAGAAAAGCAATACAAAAGCCAATGACCACACGTGGATTAGAACTTGCAATAGATAAATTATTTAAACTTTCGCAAGACAAAGAAGAACAACTTATGATTATTAACAAGTCTATTATGAATAATTGGCAAGGTTTATTTGCATTAAATTCAGACGATAAGAAAGAATTAAAACAAAAAGTTGAGTATAAAGAAACGACTATGACAGAAGAAGAATACTTAAAAAAACTAAACGAAGGAGGAAAGAGATATGTATGACGAAGAAATAGAGAAAGCTATGTTATTCTATGCAATTTTTCATGGAGAGCAATTTGAATTAACAGAAAAGGACTTTATAAATCCAACACACAAAAAGATTATTCAAGCTATTAATAAATTAAAAAAGAAAAAGGAAGAAATAAGCATACTAACAATAAAAAATGAGATTAATGACAACTCATCAAGTAGTATTCTAGCATATTTATCAATACTTGGAGAATATGTGTCAAATAGCAGTCCTGAAACAATTTATAAGATTTTGAAAGATTATACTAAAAAAAGAGAAATATTTAATTTAGCACAAAGAATACAAATAGAAATTAAAGAAGCAGAAAGTCCAAACTTGTTTATAGAAAAGACAATTGCAGATTTACAACAAATAGAATTTCAAACTCAACAAGAGGAAGATTTTATTAGTCAAGTAGTAAAAACTATTGAGTTAATAGAAAAAAATATGACAAACAAGAAGAACTATGATTTACATACTGGAATTTTTGACTTAGATGCACTAACAGACGGGTTACATGAAGGAGAACTCACTGTCATAGGTGCTAGACCGCGGTGTAGGAAAAACTACTTTTGCATTACAAATAGCAGATAGAATTGCAAGCAAGGGAAAGAAAGTAGCATATATAAGCTTAGAAATGTCAGAAGAACAAATAATTCAAAAAATACTTGCAAAAAGAACAAGGATAAACTCAAGAAAAATAAGAAATGGAGATTTGAGTGATGAAGAAGTAGCGAGAGTATCAGTTGCTTGTAATGAAGTCAGCAAAATACCAATAACTATTTTAACAAAAACAAACACTATTCAAGAAATAGAGATAGAAGCAAGAAGAATGAAAAATAGAAACAATATAGATTTGCTAATTATAGATTATTTACAACTAGTTAGAAATGCTGGAAATTTTAAAAGTAGAGAACAAGAGGTAGCAGATATATCGAGAACATTAAAATTATTAAGTTTAGATATAGATATTCCGATAATTGCTTTATGTCAGTTAAATAGAAATGCTAGTAGAAGCGAACCAACATTGGCGGATATAAGAGAGAGTGGGGCGATAGAGCAAGACGCAGACAATGTAATCTTTTTATATCAACAAGAAGCGGAAAACGATATTGTTACAGTAGATTTACAAAAACAGAGAGCAGGGAACACAGGTGATTTTAAGTTAATATTTAACAAGATAAATAGCGAATTTAGGAACATAGAGAGGTAATAAGATGTTAGAAATAAATAAGAAAATTATATTCTATTTATCTTTTGCAAAGTCAAAATTAGATAGAAAATGTGAAGAGCATCAGGAAGCAAAAGAGGAAATAGACGAGATCATAAAGCAGATAGAAGGAGTGATAACAAATGATAACTGAAATTACAAGACAATTAAGTTTAGAAGATATAAAACCAAAACAGAAACTTAGATATGAGCAGATACTAGATAGACTATGTTGTGGTAATAAAACAGCTAAGGAAATAGCAGTTGAATTGTTTGAATTACAGCTAATACCCAGTACAGAAAGAAACTACACAGCTCCACGTTTAACTGAACTAGAGCAAATGGGCTTAGTAGAAGTTATCGACAAGAGAAAATGTAAATGGACAGGTAAACAAGTAGCTGTTTATAGAATGACACAAAAAGGCTTAGAGCAAAGAAATATGAGCTATATACCAAGAGTGGATTAGGAGGAAGTAAAATGTTTGATTTTTTTAAAGAAGCTATAGAAAAAATAGGAATTAAGTTAGTAAGTGACTTTACTGTAAAACTTATAGACTTTATAAAAAATGTAAAAGAGGAAAGCGATGCAAATAATAACGATAATGGACAAGACTATAAAAAAATAGGAAGTTCAGGAGACAGAGCACGAATAGGAAGTTCAGGATACGGAGCACAAATAGGAAGTTCAGGAGACAGAGCACAAATAGGAAGTTCAGGATACGGAGCACAAATAGGAAGTTCAGGATACGGAGCACAAATAGGAAGTTCAGGAGACAGAGCACGAATAGGAAGTTCAGGAGACAGAGCACGAATAGGAAGTTCAGGATACGGAGCACAAATAGGAAGTTCAGGATACGGAGCACAAATAGATATTTCTGGCAATAGTTCAATAGGATTTGCTTGTGGGTATCTATCAAAAATAAAAGCTAAAAAAGGTACTTGGATTTCACTAGCAGAGTATAAAAGAGATGAAGAGAATAATATTATTCCAATTTTCGCAAAGTCTGCACAAATAGGAAATAAAGAGTATAAGGATCATAATGGAAATACATTAAAATCAAATACATATTACACATTATGGAAAAAAGAATTTTATGAAGTAGAAAATGTAGATGGCATTTGGACAATTAAGATTTCAGAGAAAAAAAGAGATAATGTTACAATAGTCAAAGCAATAGATTTAGATGATACTTTAAATGAAGATGTAAGTGAAATTTATATTGCAAAAGAAGGCAATTTATCAGCACATGGATATACAGTAAGAGAAGCAGTAGAAGACTTGACATTAAAAAAACTGGACAATATTGATAAAACCGAAATAATTTCAAAAATAAAAGAAACTGGAAAAGTAACAAGAAGTCAATATCGAGTACTAACAGGAGCTTGTTCATTTGGAACAAATAAGTTCTGCAAAGAACATAATATTCAAGACTTAGAAGAAATAGAATTATCAGAATTAAGAAAAATACTTATAAACGATTATGGAGCAGAAAAATTCTGGCAATTAATCGATGAGGCTTAGCTTATGAAATATACAGAACTAATAGAAAGCTGTAAAAAAGCAATAGAAAAAGGATATTGTGGAGGGTGTCAAGCATTAGAGTAAGAAGACTTCAAAGGAAATCTGAAATGCCCATATAGGATACCTTCCGCACAAGAAAGTATAAAAAGTATATATAAGAATTTAGGAGTTGATAAAAATGGAAAAAGACAAATTAATTCCAGAAATGACAGATGAAAGAATAATTAAAGAATGGAAAAAAGGTTTAACTGTTATGCAGATTTCAAAATTATATATGGAAAACAAGAAGAAAAAAGGAATAAGAATAACGCAATTAGATGCTCAAAGACATGTAGAACCGCTTATTTTCAAGTATCAAACTAATTTATTAAAGGCTTAGGAGGTAAAAGATGAAAATTTTAGCAATAGACCCACGGGAATGTGGAAAGTGCATTTTGCATAATAGATAGTGAAACATATAAGCCATTAGAATTTGATAAAGTTGCAAATAGACAAATAAGAACAGTTTTATATAATGAAGATTACAATTTATTAGTAATTGAGATGATTGCTTCATATGGAATGAGTGTAGGACAAACAGTATTTGATACTTGTGTATGGATAGGAAGATTTCAAGAATTAGCATTGAATTGTAGAAAGTCCACAGAATACATATATCGCAAAGACGAGAAAATGAACTTATGCCATAGCATGAAAGCAAAAGATAGCAATATCAGACAAGCGTTAATTGATAGATTTGGACCTGTAGGAACAAAGAAAAATCCACGGTTGGTTTTATGGATTTAAGAAAGACATTTGGGCAGCATATGCTGTTCGGTGTTACATATCTTGATATGCAAAAGGAGGCACGTAATGCTAGGGTTAATAATTAGTTTTGAACTAGGAGTAATTGTAGGAGTGTTGACTATGTGCTTCTTTCAAACTAGAAAGGAATAATTTATGACAGAGGAAGAATTATTAAGAGGAGAAATCAAATTTCATAGGCTAAAACTAACTGAACTAAGTGAAGAGAATAAAAAGTTAAATAAGTTAAAAGAAAAGTATAACGAGCAATTTAACATAATTAAAGCACAACAAGCAGAGATAGAAAAGAAAGATAAGATCATAGATTTGATGTCAGAATATGTAGATTTCGATAAAATGGATTTTCAATGTTCATCATTATGTGTAAAAGAAAATTGTCAAAAAGAGTGCATAAAGCAATATTTTGAAAAACAAATAGAAAAGGAGTAAATAAAAACAAAAGCTTTGTAAATACTAACATTGAGGTGTTAGTATGAGTGATGAAGAGATACTACAAGAATGGCGAAAAGGCTACAGTAAGTTCAAAGTAGCAGAGATATACAAGAATAGATACAATCAGCAATTAAAAATAATAAGACTAGATGTGAGAAACAGACATGAGGGTAAGTTCATAAGCTACTTTGAAGCATTAAATAGGGTTGAAAAAATAATATTGAAGGAAGTGAGAAAATGAGCAAAGCAGATGAGATAATAAGTAAATTACGAGAGTGCGAAGATATACAACTAGATAATTTCAGAGTAGAAAGAGAAAAAATAAATGGTATGCAAGAAGGTTATCAGTTGGCTATGATGAAAGCAAGACAAATTATTTCTGAATATATAAGAAATGAGGAGGATACAAAATGAGCAATAAAACAAATATAGAAGAAGATATAAAGATATTAAAAACATTTAAAACAAGATACAAAACAATAAATTATAATAGAATATCTTTAGAAGATGTACAAGCAATAGAAAACATATTAGCAGATAGAGAGACTACAAAAGAAGACTATAAAATACTAGAAAACAATTATCAAATGCTAAGTGAAGATGTATCTAACATAGCGAAAGAATTAGATTTAGAAGAAGATGCAACGATAGATGAAATAATCACAAAAATAAGAATATTAAAAAGCAAAAGAATTAATATGTTTGAACAATTAGACTACATAGCTAAAGCAAATAAGTATGATAGTTTAGTAGAGAAGATAAAAGAAGAAAAAGAGCGAACCATTAACGAAGGTAAAGCAGATAGAGAAAAACATACAGAAGATGTTATGTTTAGACAAGGTTATTATATGGCTTTAGAAGAACTATTAGATACAGAACTGTAAACAAGTGTAAAATACCGTAAATACACCTTTTGATATAGGACAAGATGAATTACCATTTTGAGAGGAGATAAGAGATGAGGAAATGTAAACACAAACATCACGGAGAAAGAAACGTTATAAGAGAAGATTATCATACAGTTGAATACGATATATATTGTGAGGATTGTGGAGAGTATCTAGCACATTGGGCTTATGGAACAGTAGACCCAGAATACACTATAAATTACGAATTAAAAGGACTAAGAAAGATAAAGGCAAAATTTAGATATTACATAGTAGACCAAATAAAAGCTCATTTTTCAAATAAAATAGATAACTTATTAAATAAGAACAATAATAATTTACCATTTTAGGAGGGAATATGGATAATCCAACAGATAAACAAATAACTAAACTTAATAAAATAATAGATTATTTAGGACAAGAAACAGTTAAAAACTACTTTAAGAAATTTTATCCTAATGGAGATTTCAGTAATATGACTAGAAAGCAAGTACAAAAATTGATAACAGGCTTAGGAAATAAGCTACCAAGTAAGCCAATAAGTTCATATGGATTTTATGGCTAGAGAATAAGAAAGAGAGATAGTATGTACACCTGTAAAAGATTTGAAATGTATAATATGTCATTAAGTACATTATTTGGGAAAAGCCCAAAAATCAGTTATATATGTGAAAAATGTAACTATTATAACGAAACAAGAATATCAATAAGAGCCATAAAGTCAGGTAGTCCTTATACTCAATGTAAAACCTGTGGTGCTATAAATAGAATACCGATACAGATAGAAGAATAAGAAAGAGGTGTGAAGATGGAATACATTAAAGCAAAGAGAATTATATATAATCAAAGTTCTAATGATTTTAATGATGAGCCAGAATATAAGCTACAAAAAGTAAGAGTTTATGGAGAAAGTAACAGTAAGAAATCGTACGTTATTGATAGTTGTGGAAATAAAAAATTTACTTGCCATAAATCTAATATATTTTTTAACAAAGAAGATTTTAAAGAAAAAATGAACAATATATTAAATTTTAATTTAACAAAATTTGAGCAAGAATATTTATTAAAACAATTTTAGAGGAGGAATTTTAAGGAAAAAACAATATAAAGAAAGTTTAGAAACAAAAGAAAGGAGAGCCAGAATGGACAATGAAGCAAAAATAAGTTGTTTTGCATATAGAAATAGAGAAGGAAAGGAAGGCTGTATAGCATTAACAGATCTATATTGTAAGAAAGAAGAATGTAGATTCTATAAGCCAGATCACAAAGTAAATATTAAAGATATAGAAAGAGACATAAAAAACTATAGTGAAAAATAAAAATGGAGGTACATAAGATATGGCAAAACAAAAAAGAATCTTAACAGAGGAAGAAAAAGATAAGATTGCACAAGCTAAAAAAGAATTAAATGAATATAGAGAAAATATCAAATACATAGATGAAAGATTAGAAGATACTGAAGAAGTTAGAGCGAAAGTAGAAAAAATAACGCCAACATTGTCATTAACAAAAACTAATAGTTCTAGCGAAAGTCCAGACAAGTTTGGAGACGCAATAAGTAGACTAGATGAATTAAAAGTAGACTACACAGAAAAGATGAAAGAACTTTTAATAAGAAAGTTTATAATTGACGATAAGATAGAAAAATTAGAGCAGCCATATAGAAATATATTATTTTTTAGATATACAAGGGCAAAAAAATGGGAAGATGTTGCAGATAGGTTGGGCTATACAAGAGAATATACTTGTGAGTTACATGGAGAAGCATTATACTTATATTCACAATTAAATTAACATCTTACAAAATCTCCTTGTATCTTACATTTTAAATATGTTTTAATTATAATAGCAATAAAAGTTAAGAACAGATTCTTAATACTTTATTGCGATAAAGACACCCGATTAGATGCAGTCAGAAATGGCTAAGCCCAAGCATCAAAAATTTTCTGAGAGATTTTAGAAAAAGTCTCTTGCCAAACGGCTAAGAAGAAATGATAGAAGAAAAAAATGCCGTTCTTTAAGAGTTGGTTAATAGCCAGCTCTTTAAATTTGCAAAATTAACATAAAAGTGGTATAATATAGCTAGAAGTTGCATAAAATCAATAAAAAAGTGAAAAATGTTTTATAAAAGTGTTGATTTTTTCTAAAAGATTGATATAATTATGTAATAAAGTTGTAATATAAACTTAATAAAATTGTAATTGACAAAACTAAAGAGTATTATTACAATAATAAAAAAAGAGAAAAGAGCCGAAGCTCTTATCTCTAGCGTTGTTTTTTATGTGGTTGAGATTTATCTTTTGCGTTGGGATAAATCTCAAATTTTCGTTTAGTGGATTCGTATTTAAACGAGTATTTACTCTTAGAGCAAATATGTACTAAGAAGCACAATCCGCAATGCGAAAATTCCCACCGCACACAACCAGCTTAATAAAGTATTAAACATAATCGTGTACCTCCTTCTTTAGTATTTGCACCAAACTGCCATGAAAACAGTTAGATGCATAAACCAGCAGTTGAACTGCCAGTAGCTATTCAGCTACTCATTTATGCATCCAACTGGAAGAAGTTAACAACTTGGATAAAGTATATCAAAATGCAAACGTGTTTGTCAATATTATAAAATAAAAATCGACAACCAAATTCGACAAAGGGGCTATCAAATAAGATAGGCTCTATTATTTTATTATACGAAAGAGGTAAAAAATGAAACAATTATATAAAGATAAAATATGTTCTAATTGTGTAAATGAAAATTGCACACATAATATAAAAGAATCTAAGATCATAGAAGAAGAACAAATCAGTACAGTAGTGAAATGTGCTGATTTTATTTGTGCCAAGAAGAGAAAACAAACAAGTCAAAAATGGTAGGTGAGTGAGGTGGCAAAGTCAAAATGGGAACAAGTTAAAGATAAACTAATATTAGTAGAAGGTTGGGCTAGAGACGGATTAACAAATGAACAAATAGCAGAAAAATTAGGAATAAACCCAGATACTTTATATAAATATCAAAAAGAATACACCGAGTTTTCCGAGGCCCTAAAAAAAGGAAAAGAAGTAGTGGATTATGAAGTAGAAAATGCTTTGCTTAAGAGTGCATTAAATGGAAATGTAACGGCTCAAATATATTGGCTAAATAATAGAAAGCCAAAACAATGGAGAAATAAGCAAGACATTAATGTATCTGATAATGGAATGTCACTTGCGAAAGCAATACAAAAAGCTTATGAACAGAAAGTAGATGATAAATAATGCTATCTACAAAAGCAATATTATATTACAAAGATAGACCAGTAGAGTTTGTAAAAGACATTATAAAAGCAACACCAGATAATATACAAGGAGAAATATTAGAAAGTGTAGCGAACAATCAATTAACAAGTGTAAGAAGTGGACACGGAATAGGAAAGTCAGCATTACAAAGCTGGCTTATTATTTGGTTTATGTGTACAAGACCATTTCCAAAAATACCTTGTACAGCTCCAACAAAGCATCAACTACATGACATTTTATGGGCAGAAGTGGCAAAATGGCTTAATGATACATTAAAAACTGAAATAGAGTGGACACAAGAAAAATTATACATGAAATCTAATCCAGAAAACTGGTTTGCAGTACCGCGTACAGCAACACATCCAGACGCATTGCAAGGATTTCACGCAGAACATTTATTATATATTATAGATGAAGCATCTGGTGTAAAAGATGTAGTATTTGAACCAGTATTACGGTTCTCTTTCGACACAAGACGCAAAGCTAATAATGTGCGGAAACCCAACTCAACTTAGTGGTTTCTTTTTTGATAGTCACAACAAGAATAGAAGTATTTATAGCACATTTAAGGTGTCTGGAGAAAACTCAAAAAGAGTATCAAAAGATTATATTCAAATGATTATAGATATGTATGGACTAGAAAGTGATGTGTATAGAGTTCGTGTAGCTGGAGAATTTCCAAAAGCAATGCCAGACAGTTTTATACAACTTGATTGGGTAGAAAATTGTAGCAAGAAAAGTACAAGAAATTATCCAGCAGATAGAATTGACGTGGGCGTTGACGTTGCAAGATATGGAGATGACGAAACAATAATAAACACATTATTTGATAAAACATATCAACAGCCACTAAATGTATTACATCATAATGATACAATGCAGGTTACAGGAAGAATAGTACAAATAGTAGAAGAATTAAGAGTAAAACACATAGGAATACCAATACATATAAAAATAGACTGCGATGGCTTAGGTGTTGGAGTATATGATAGATTAAAAGAAATAAAGCAGCAAAAAAACTGGGTAACAGTTAAACTATATGAATGTCACTTTGGAGGAGTAGGCGGAAAAAATAAAAAGGAAGAACCAGTTGAATTTAGTAATAGTACAGGTTTAATGTGGGGATTATTACGAGAAAAGTTAAAAAGAAATGAAATAGAACTTATATATGATGATAAACAGATTACACAATTAAGCAATAGAAAATACAGAATAAATAGTGACGGCAAGATAGAATTAGAAAGAAAAGAAGAAATGAAAAAACGAGGACTAACTTCTCCAGATCGTGGAGATGGTTTAGTCCTTTCTTTATATGAGCCAAAACAAGGTGGTTTATCAATATTGAAATAAGAGGTATTAATATGGATATAAACAAGATAAAAAGAATAATAACACAAGATTATGAAAGAAGAAGACAAATAGCAATAGAGAAGAAATATTACGAAAATGATAATATGATTAAAAATATAGGCATATTGCCAGCAGATACAGATCCACTAAGAAATGCAGATAATAGAGTATCACATAATTTTCATCAACTTATAACAGATGAGAAAGTAGCATATATGTTTACGAACCCAGTATTATTCGACGTAGGAGATAAAAAGATAAATAGACAGATAGCAGAAACTTTAGGAGATGACTTTAAAAGCGAAAGTGCTTATTTATGTACAAATGCAACAAATAATAAAGTAGGGTGGTTGCATTATTGGATAGAAGATCATGCATTTCAATATGCAACAGTAGAAACAGAACAATGTTTACCACAATTTGACGGAAAACTAAAAAAGAAGTTAATAGGGTTTTATAGATATTATGAAGTAGTTGAAGAAGATGAAAGATACAATACTAAGTCGTATGTAATATTTGAGTTTTGGGACAATAAGCATTGCGAAAAATATAAGTTTAAAGGCAATTTATCAGGTACAGGGCTTACATATATGCCAGAAGCTTACGAAGAATTTGAACACGATTTAGAAGAAGTGCCTTTCATTGAATTTAAAAACAACAGAAATATGATAAGCGATTTAAAGAAATATAAAGACTTAATTGACATATATGACAAAGTAATGAGCGGTTATGCAAATGATTTAGAAGATATACAACAACTTATCTATATACTTGAAAATTATGGTGGGGAAGATCTAAAAGAATTTATTGGTAATTTAAAAAGATATAAAGCAGTAAAAGCAGGAATAAATGAAAAAGGAGCAAATGGAGATTTAAGGACATTATCTATTGAAATTCCTGTAGAAGCAAGAAACAGTATATTAGAAATATTGAAAAAGCAAATATACGAAAGTGGACAGGCACTTCAACAAGACAATGAAGATTTTGGAAATGCAAGTGGAGTAGCATTGAAATTCTTTTATAGAAAACTAGAATTAAAAGCAGGATTGACACAGATAGAATTTGAAAAAGGGTTTGCACAATTAGTAAGAGCAATAATGAAGTTTTTAAAAATATCAGACTGGCAAACAAAGACAATCACACAAACTTGGACCAGAAATATGATAAGTAATGACTTAGAAAATGCACAAATAGCAAATGAAAGTAAAGCAAGTGAAACAATATCAGATGAAACGATAGTAAAAAATCATCCTTGGGTGGAAAATCCAGAAGAAGAATTAAAGAAGCTAAAAGTACAAAAAGAAGAAGCACAAAAAAGACAACAAGAAATATTTGCAAATGCAGGTGGTTTCAACGATGATCATAATGAAGATGATGACACCGAATAGGAGGTGTTATTTTTATGGCAAGAAAACCAAGAGGATATTGGGAAAAACGTTCTACTGAATTAATGAAAAGACTGGAAAAAGGCACAGAAAACACAATTAATTCATTGATACAAACCTACGAGAAAGCTACAAAGAACATTAACAAAGAGATTACTAAAATATTTAATAAATATGCTACAGATGGAAAACTAACGAAAAAGGAAGCACTAGAGTTATTAAATACAAAAGAAACAAAAGAATTTTATAATAATCTTTTAAAGGAAATAAATGGTATTGACGATGTAGATATAAAAAGAAAACTACTTGCTAAATATAATGCTCCTGCATATTCTTATAGAATTAGTAGATATCAATCATTGCAGGACAATATTAATATAGAATTAAAGAAATTAGCAGATATAGAGCAAAAGATAACAGAAATAAGATATGTAGACACAATAAAAGAGGGATATTATCATAACATATACGATATTCAAAAAGGTACAGGATTAGGATTTAGTTTTGCACAAATAGATAATAGAACAATAAACTTGATACTTAATGAAAATTGGACTAATAGTGCAAATTTCTCTAAAAGAATATGGAATAATAGCGAAAAATTAGGCAATTATCTTAGAACACAACTAACAGCTGATAGTATGAGCGGAAAATCTATTCAAAAAATAAGTAAAGAACTATCCGAATATATGAATGTAGGCTTATACAATTCTACTACACTAGTAAGAACAGAAGTAAATCACTTTGCAAACGAAAGCGAAATGCTAAGTTATGAAGAATTAGACATTGACAAGTACAGATTTATAGCAACGCTTGATAATGTAACTTGTGACCATTGTGCAGAATTAGACAACAAAGTGTTCAATGTAAAAGATAGAATATCAGGAAAGAGCTATCCACCAATACATCCAAATGACCGTTGTACAACTGTAGCAGAATTTGACGATGAAGTGACAAAAGATTTGCAAAGACGAGTAAGAGATGAAAATGGGAATAGCATATTAGTTCCGCAAGATATGAATTACGACGAATGGAAAGCAAAATATGTAGAGATGACAGAAACAGAAAAAGGAGCAATAGCAGAGTATTCAAGTTCAAGAGCATATACATTAAATGAAAAGTTAAGAAACAATATAAAGCTTGATAAAAACGAAATAGAGTTAATACAAAATATAGATAAAGGACTTGATAAATTACCTAATTACCACAAAGTTACATATAGACAAATAGGATTTGATTTTCAAGGAAAAGAAGCGTATAATAACTTTATAAATAGACATAAGAACAATAAATATATAAACTATGGACAATACACTTCCTCTTCAAAGAACTATGGAGATTATGAAGTAGATGACAATTTGAAAGTAGAAATAACAATACAAGGAAAGACAGGAAAAGATATTAGATTATTAGCAGGTATAAAAGAAGAAAATGAAGTTTTATTTAAAAGAGATGTGTGGTTTGAGATAGTTAAAGTTGACAATAATAAAATATGGTTGAGAGAGGTATGATATGAGTTTAAAACAATTAAAGCATGAAATATTAAAACCTGTATATTGTATGTGTAATGAATGTAAAAATTTGAATTTTGATAATGGTATTTGTAAGATATATAAAACAATTCCACCAAAGAATATATTAGGGGGAAATCCTTTTAGAGAAAAAGATAATAAAGAAATATGTAAATATTTTGAACAAAAATAAGTTATTAATATTTTAAAAGTATAAATTAAAGTCGTAGAAATGCGACTTTTTATTATGCCCTGGACAAGGCTCAAAACTGTCTTACTGAAAAGTAATTTTATAGTTGCAGAAATAGCAACAGAAAAGGAGAAATACCAATGGAGTTTTTAGAAGAAATTTTAGGAACAGACTTGTATAATCAAGTCAAAACGAAAGTAAGTTCTTATAACGAGAAAGCGGATAAGGACAAAAAAGTAAGTATTGCTAATGTAAATGGAGGAGAATTTATTGCGAAAGCAAAATATGATCAACTACAAACAGATTTAGACAATACAAAAACATCTTTAAATACTGCAAATACAACAATAGCAGATTTAAAGAAAAATAATGGAGACAATGCAGATTTACAAGCAAAGATTACAGCTTATGAAAATGAGAAGAAAAATCTCGAACAAACTCATAAGGCTACAACTGAAAAGTTGATAAAAGAAAGTGCTATTAAGGACGCATTATACAATGAAAAAGCAAAACATCCAGAATTATTACTTAATAAGTTTGATTTATCTAAAATACTATTAGATGAAAAAGGCGAGAAAGTAGTATCTGGAATTGAAGAACAAATGAAATCTAATAAGGAAACTTATAAAGATTTATTTGGAGAAACTGAACAAAGTGGAAATCAGCCATACCACTATATTCCAGCAAGTGGTAACCAGAGTAATAATACTGGAGCAACAGACTTTGTTGGAATAATTAAAGAAAATCAATCAAGAAAAATTTAAGACATTTTAGATGTCTTTTTATTTTACCCAAAAAAGAAGGAGGAATGTAAAATGGGTTATTTAAAAGATGAATTAACAGGATTTGTACCTGTAGAGCAGGCGACAGAAATTATGAAAGATGTAGCAAGAGGGTCAAGTATATTAAGGCTTTCAAAGGTATCAAATATGGAAAGTGATACTAAAAAGATACCAGTTATGACAGAAGGAGCAGGAGCATACTGGGTAGGAGAAGGAGAAAGAATTAAAACAACTAAAGCAGGTTGGATTTATCCAGAATTGAAGGCTAAAAAGTTAGCAGTTATTATTCCTGTTACTAAGGAAAAACTAAAAGATACTACTATTGATGTATTTAATGAATTAAAAGAAAGTATTGCAGAAGCATTTTATAAAGCTATTGATGCCGCTGCAATTTTTGGAACACAATCTCCATTTGCTAAAAACATAATGAGCTGTATTGAAACGTCAGGAAATAAAGTAGAAATTGAAACAAATGCAAGTTTAGACTTAGATGTGTCAGATGCAATGGCAACAGTGGAGGAAGACGGATATGATGTAAATGGATTTATTGGAAGAATTGGAATAAAAAATTCACTAAGAAAATTAAGAGATACAAATGGAAATCAACTATTTGTAGATGGAGTGAATGGAAAAGAATTTTATTCACAACCAATTGAATTTTCAAGAAACGGAGCTTGGGATAAGACTAAAGCAGAACTAATTGGTGCTGACTGGGATAAATCTTTAGTTGGCATTAGAGATAGCTTAGAGTATGAAATCCTAAAAGAAGCTACATTGGAAGGAACAACAGATGAAGATGGAAAACCAATTTCCTTAGCTGAGCAAGATTTAATTGGTATTAAAGCAACTATGCGACTAGCATATTTACCAATTAAAGACGAAGCTTTCTGTGCAGTAGTTCCAAAGGCAGGTGCCTAGTATATGAATAAATATATTAAAGGTAGCCATATTATAAATGCCACACAAAAGGCTTATGAGACTATATACAAAGATAGAGGATATGTTCTTTACAAAGAAGAAAAGAAAAATACTAAAAAGAAAGAAGAAGCTGACTAATAGTTAGCTTCTTTTTGAGGTATTAACTATGTCAGACGAAAATCAAGAATTTACAAACAATGTAAGAGAAGTCAAGAAAATATTGAATTTACAAGATGATAAACTAGATAATTACTTAGAGTTCTGCGAAAAGAATATAACAGATAAGATATTAGATTTTTGCAATATAGAAACTATCACAGAACGTTTAAATTCCCTTATACAAGAGTTTTTACTTGAACAGTATAAATTAAACGAAGATGGAATTTTAGAAGGCAAAAAACAAGTTTCTAGTGCTTCTGATACAAATCAATCTATATCATTCGAAACAGTTGGAGGAGCAAATTCAATATCTCAAAATGTAGATGAATTTTTAGATAGAAATATAGCTACATTGATAACTTATCGTAAAATGAGGTGGTAATTATGAAAATACCAAATGAATTTAAGCAAGTAATAGCTGATACTTTCTATGACAAAGATATTGAAATATGGATTGCAGGATCTATAAAAGATGACGAAGGGGCAGTAATTGGAAACGGAAAACAAGAGAAGATAGATGAGTTTAAAGGTAATTTTCAATTTACTACAAGAGAGTATATTCAACAAGAATATGGAAAAGAAATAGAGGCAGTAGCAATAGTTACTTGCAATAAAACAATAGGTCAAATTGGCAATATACTTGTCTATAATGGTAATGATTATACAATAAAAAGTAAAATAGTATCAGATAGTCATACTACATTACTTGCGAATGGAAGTGATGATAATGTCTAGTATAGAAGGATTAGATGAATTACTTGCTAAGCTATCTCGGATTAGGTGGAAATATAAAAGAAAGCAGCAGAAAAGGATTAGAACGAGGGGCTAAGAAGATACAAAAAAATGCTAAGTATCTCGCGCCTGTTGATACAGGACACCTTCGTAATTCTATAAAAACTAAATCGCAAATAAAACAAGATGGTGTAAAAGCACAAGTCTATACTAATACAGAATATGCACCTTACGTTGAGTTTCGGCACAGGGCAAAGAGGAAAGGAAAGCAATATAGATAGACCAGAACGGAATATCATACAAAGCCGATTGGAAAGGTATGACTGCTAGACCGTTCTTAACTCCATCCTACTTACACGCAAAAAACACAGGGGAAGTAGAACAAGAAGTAATTAAATCAATACAGCAAGATATAAGAAAATTGGAGAGTGGTAAATAATGAAGAATTTAAAACCACAAATATTAAAAAAACTAGAGGAAATCTTAGATGTTGAGGTTTCTTATTTTTATCCTGAAAAATGGAGTAATTTAGATAAAAAGCCTGCAATTTCTTACTATGAAATGGATAATTCTGTTTCAAGCAAAGCAGACGATGAAGAGTATAGCAGTAATATTGCTATACAAGTAGATATATGGGCTAAAAGTTCAAGTGAATGCTCTAAACTAGCTATTGAAGTAAATGAAAAAATGGAAGATTTAGACTTTGAAAGAACTTTATCTGTAGATTTATACGAACAAGAAACAAAAATATACCACAAAACTATGCGTTTTGAGAAAGAAGAAATTTTATAGAGGAGGGCAAAGATATGCCAAGAAAATATTTAAAAGGTTTTAGTAGATTAACAATATTTCCACTTACAGAAAATACTTTAGAAAAGTACATTGTAGGAGAAGGAACTAAAATACCATCTGCACAGAAATTATCAAAAGAAATTGATAGTTCAGAAGAAAATATTTATGCAGATGATGAAATTTGGGACATTGATAAAACAGTAAATGGAGAAAAATTCACATTAACACTAAAAGAATTAGATAATAAATTAAGAGCAATGCTTGAAGGTGGAAAATATGATGAAACAACAAAAGAATATGATTTTTCAACAATAGATAATGCTCCAGAATTTGCGTGTACATATAGAGGATTATTAGCAGATGGTACATATAGAATGTGGAAACAATATAAATGTAAAGTTACAAAAATAAAAATGGATTTGGAAACAAAAGGGGCAAGTAAAGATGGAGCAGTAGAAATAGAGGGAATGTTCATGTCAAGAACTTGTGATAATAAATTATTCACAATGAAAGATACAGAAACGGGAAATGCAGATTTAACATGGTTAGATACAATAGCAACAGTACCAGTAACAATACCAGAAGGAGAGTAATAATACTCTCCTAAAATTTATAATAGGAGGACATAGAATGACAAAAAGTAATGAGGAAAAAAGTTTACAAAAAATAATAAAATTACATGGTGTAGAGATAAGAAAGATGCCTTGTGGCAAGTATTTTGAAGCTCTACAAACTTTAAAAGATTTGCCAGAAGACTTCATAAAGGAACTATCTGACAATGGGCAAGATTTTAAATTATCAGAGATGTTTACAGTGGAAAATATAATGAATTTAATAACAAAATTAATGATGATTGCACCAAAATTTTTATTTAAGTTTTTAAGTCAAATACTAGATATAGAAGAAGATGTGTTGAAGGAAGAATTAACACCAACTGAACTAATAGAGGTTTGTAAAAAATTCTGGGAAGTGAATAAGTTAGAGAGTTTTTTCGACCAAGTGAAGCCAATCGTGAAGGGAATGACAATGCTAATTGGCTTCAAAGAACAATTGCCATCTGCATAAAAATAGGTATAAGTAAAAGAGAGTTTTTATATGACTATTATCCAGATGAAATTCCTATTATTATGCAAGAGTATTCAGAATTGAGTAAAGTAGAGAGTAAAGAAGATGAAGAAGTTGGAGCAGAAGAGTTTTAAAGGATTGATTATATTGAATATCAAAGAAGCAGTAGAAGAAAGCATTAGAAAAAATAAATTAATAAGACGAAAAAACTCTGTTACATCAACTGTATTTATGCCAACAAATACATATTATTTAATAGTAGTTTGGTCAAATGATAAAAGAAGATTGCCAGTTAGAGGCTGGTAACTATCGGCAGATGATTTATTAGCAAATGATTGGTATATAACAGATATAGATTACCAAAATTTAATTTTATCTAATACAAAATTTGACACAATATATAGTATATGTTATTCTCTTTTTAGGAGGGGATAAGGTATGAAATGTCCAATATGCAAGGCTAAATTAAATGAATTAGATGAAATATGTCCGAATTGCAAAACAAATTTGGATGAAGTTGAAAATGGAAGAAAAACTAATGCAGATATTTTAAATTTTATGGCTTATTTAAACATTATTTTATCAGTAATAGGTGCAATATTTATATGGATGAAGTTTCCAACAATTGAAGTAATAAAAAAATATACATATACTAGTGGAACATATACTGATAAAGTCATAAATTGGTATGGTATATTAGGAGGAGTTGGAATACTAATAGCAGGTTTTACATTATTTTTCTTATTAAAGACAATTATTGATATTTATTGCGAGGTAGAGAAGTAATGTGGTTTTTGATAATTTTTTTTATAATAGTAATAATTTTATTTATGAAATCAATTGATAATATCGTATTAGAAAATAGAAAAGAAAAAAAAGAAAAAGAAGATATTATACAAAAAGGAATTAGTAAATATGATGCAATTTTTTCTACAAAAATTAACCATATATCTGGATTATCATTAGCAGAAAACTCAGAATGTATTATATATTTATGCAAAGATTTAATAGTAGTTGAAAGTGCAGGAAATGTATTTAAATTGCAAATTAATAGAATTTTAGATATGAATATTAAAACTTCAAAAGAAATACAAAATTCTATTAGTGGAGCAATTAGTGGATATATGATATTAGGAGCAGTAGGAGCTATTTTAAATTCAACTATTACAGATATACATAAATTCTTTTTAATTATATATAAAAATAAAGAAAATGAGAAGCAATGTATAAGCTTTGACATGAAAAATAATGTAGAAATTTTTAAAAATATATCTAACTATATAGAAGCATATAAAATTGGAATAACAAATAAAAAAGAAATAGAGTTATAGAAAAAAGTAGTTATTAAAAATAAGTAAGTGCCCTTCTTTGTGAATAAAAATATAGAGATTTCAGAGTTTTTATTGTATAGAAGAAAACATAAAAAAATATACAGAAACGACAAATTTTGATATTTTTTTTAAAAAGTGTATGTTATTCTCTTACTAGGAGGGAAGATATATGAAACAGAAAAAAATAATAATATGTGGCATTATTATTCTAATACTAATTTTTAGTATATCGATATTAATAATATTAAAGGCAAAAGATAAGAATAATGTGGAGGAAACAATTAGTAGTCAATTAGGAGATATAGTTGTTTTAACAGATAAACACAAATCAGAATTGAGAGAAAGAACAATAGATAATATTAAAATATATTTAAAAACACCGAGTATAGCAGAATTTCAAGAAAATTTTACATATACTTGTGAAGAAGCAAATGTTGTAAAAGTAGAAGGATATGTAGATAGTCAAAATAGCTTTGGTTCCATATTAAGAGGAAAATTTATATGTGAATATTTTGTTATAAATGGTGTATCTGATACATTAGTATATATAGAATATAATAATGAAGAAATATTTAATATAAAGGACACTTATATAGAAGAATACAAAAAACAAGATAAACTGGATAATATAAATAAAAATGGAAATGAGCTTAATCAAGAAAAACTTGATTATATAATGAATGAATTTAATAGTGATGAAATAAACGATGTAGGAAGAGTAAAAAATGCAGAATATAAAGAAGATATATCTATCATTAATATAGATGTAATAGCCAAAAAAATAGAGAAAAAAGAAGATAAACAATTTTGGATATACCATAATATAATAGCAATAATAGATTATATAAAACAATTTGAAAATATAGGAACAGTTCAAATAAATTTATATATAAATGAAATATTAATGGCTGAAGCAAAATTTGATGAGCAATTTATAGAGGAAGTATGGAAGGATAATACTTGGATAGATAAAGTACCAAAATTATTGGATGAAAATTATATAGAAATGTTTTAATAAAAAAACACTTATTTTAATTTTAAGTTAAAATAGGTGTTTTTATTATACAAGAAAGGAGGAAAAAGATGGCAAATCAAACTACAATTGGAGAATTGGTAATTGATTTACAAATTAAAACAAATGCTTTAGAAAAAGGTCTTGAAACAGCCAAAGAAAGATTAAAAGAAATAGAAAAACAGAGTGAAAAAGTACAAAGAAATAATAGTCAATTGGAGTTGAGTTATTCAAAATTATCTACAAAAGCAATAGAAGCATTATCAAGCATTAAATCGGCTATTGGAGATGGAATTGAAAATTATAAGAAATATGAAAGTGCAAATAAAGGATTAGAAAGTATAATAAAAGGACAAGGTCTTAGTTTTGATAAAGCACAATCCTTTATTGAAGATTATATATCAGATGGATTAATTCCTTTGAGTGATGCAACTCTTGCATATAAAAATCTTGCATCAAGAGGATATAACGAAGAACAAATTAAACAAACAATGATAGCCTTGAAAGATGCAGCAGCCTTTGGAAGACAATCAACCTATGAATATGGAGAAGCTATAGCAACTGCTACAGAAGGATTAAAAAATGAAAATAGTGTTCTTGTTGATAATGCAGGTGTTACAAAAAATGTAGCAAAAATGTGGGAAGATTATGCAAAAAGTATAGGAAAAACAACAGCAAGTCTTACTCAAGAAGAAAAGATACAAGCAGAAGTTTTAGGGATTCAAGAAGAAAGCAAAAATCAAATTGGAGATGCTACAAAATATTCAGAAACTTTTGCAGGACAACAAGCACAAATAAATGCTGTTAATATAGAATTAAGTAAAACTATAGGAGAAAGTATGATTCCAGCTTTAACTCAATATAGTTCTTTACAATTGACTGTTTCTAAAGGTATTACAGAGTTTATCTCTAATCATGAGAGTGCAACAAGTGGAGTGATTACTTTTACTACAGCAGTATTGGCATTAGTTGTTGGATTGACTACTGTTAAAAAAGCATATGTAGCATATAAAGCAGCTGCTGTTGCAGCAGATATGACAACAAAGGCTTTTACTGCATCATTAATGTCAAATCCTATTACTTTAATTGCTGTTGGTATAGCAGCGGCAATAGCTGGATTATCAGCTTTTATTACTAAACAACAAGAGTCTATTGATAAAATGGAAGAACAAACAGCGAAAGCTGAGGAGTTGTCAGAGGCTTTAAGAAATACAATGAATAATGATTTTGATATGTCGGAAACAGACAAAAATGCAATAGAAAATGCAAAAAATGAAGCTGAAGAAATAGTAAAAGTGTATGAAGAAAAGAAAAATAAAATAGAAGAAATAGAAAATAAGATACAAGATATAAAAAAATCTAATAAACTTAGTTTTCAGAAGAATGGAGAAATAAATGCATTAATTCCACAGTTAGAGAAAGCCAAAAAAGCTTTATCTGATTTTGAAAAAGAAAGTATGGCTAGTGGAAAGAGTATAGATATATACAAAAAGGACGTTAAAGATTTGACTAAAATATTGGATATTAATAGTGCAAAACAAGAATATCTAACAAAAACTCATATAAAGTCACAAAGAGAGCAATTAGTTAATATTGCTCAAACAAAAGCTGATATACAAGGAAAACAGGAATTATTAAACATATTAAAACAAGGGCAAACTTCAACAGAACAATATACAAATGCTAAATCTCAATTGGTAAAAGTATATCCAGAATTAGCAAGAGTAAATGAGAATACTATTAGTAGTA